GATAGCTTTCCAGAAGGTAATTCTGAAGAACTAGGTCGTGGCGCATGTGATCAGTGCGGTTCATCTGATGCTCATGTCTACTACGCTGATGGTCATAGTCATTGTCATAAATGTGGTCATCATATATCTGCCTCTAAACAAAACAAACAGGAGTTTGAAGTGTCGGTATCGACAAATAACGTAACACCAATATCTGCTGCATCCTTACCGTCCGGTGATTATGCTACCATCTATGATCGACATATAGGTGCTAATACCTGTAAGAAGTACGGTATCGAAATAAAACGTGGACCTGATAGTGAGATTAATACTCATTACTATCGGTATTACGATAAGAAAGGAAACATCACGGCTGTTAAAGAACGTCGTGTAGCCACAAAAGATTTTAGTTGGAAAGGCAACGCTGCTAACTCTTCTCTCTTTGGTCAGAATCTTTTCAATGGCGGTGGCAAGATGGTCACGCTTTGTGAGGGTGAACTGGATGCTGCATCAGTCTTTCAGATGAACGGTGGATATCCTGCTGTATCTGTACAGAATGGTGCTCAGTCTGCTCTGAAATCATGTAAGCGTAGCTTTGAGTTTCTCGATAAGTTCGAAGAAATTATTATCTGTTTTGATAACGATGATGCAGGATGTAAAGCAGCTAATGAAGTAGCTGAACTCTTTGCTCCCGGTAAGTGTTCTATTCTCACTACAGAACTGAAAGACCCTAACGAGTATCTCAAGCAGGGTCGTAGTAAGCAGTTTATGAATGAGTTCTGGAACAACAAACGTATCTATGCTCCAGACGGCATCATCTGCTTCACTGACATGTGGGATAATCTCTCAACGAAAGAAGAGATTATCACCGTTGACTACCCTTGGGAAGGTTTGCAAGACCTCAGTTACGGTATGCGGTTGGGTGAACTTTGTACTTATGCTGCCGGTACTGGGCAAGGTAAGTCAACCACGATGCGAGAGATTGCTTATCATATCATCAATACAACTAAGTACAATGTTGGTATGATGTTTCTTGAAGAGAGTGTGAAGCGTACTGGCTTGGCACTGATGGGTATTCACGCTAACAAACCCTTTCATCTTCCTACCTGTCAGTACAGTGATGAAGAGTTTAAGGAATCGTTTGATTCTCTTTCGCTAGATCGGCGTGTCTTTCTGTTTGATCACTTTGGTTCTTGGGATATCGACAAACTCGTATCTCGTGTTCGTTATATGGCAAAGGGTTTGGAATGTAAGTTTATCTTTCTAGATCACGTCAGTATCGTAGTCAGTGCCGGTGATCAGGGCGACGAACGTCGAGCATTGGATGAAGTCATGACGAAGCTTCGTATGCTAGTTCAGGAACTCGACATTCATCTTGCCGTTGTTACTCATCTGAAGCGAGTACAAAACAATGGACATGAAGAAGGAGGTGTTGTATCTCTTTCTCACCTTCGTGGCAGTGCAGGTATTGCTCAGTTGTCGGACATGGTTATCTCTTTGGAGCGTGACTCTCAGAATGATAATGCTGAAGTTCGAAACACTACATTGGTACGAGTACTGAAGAACAGGTTCAGTGGAGATACCGGACCAGCTTCTTATCTTCAGTACGACAGGAATACCGGAAGGCAGTTCGAAGTTGATGGACTTCCTGATGGTGACGACAGTTCGTCCCATACGGATGAACAAGCACAAGCTACAGACTTTACTCCTGTAGTTGACATCGATAATATTTAAGAGGAGAGAGCTAACAATGGCAAGGCTGAATCAGAAAGAAGAAGAACTTCTGTTGGAAGTAACTAATCATCTTCTGAAGTGTGTACGTTACATGTCCGAATGTTATACCCTTGAACTTGATGATCTTGGAAAGATGGATGACTTAGCTAATACTCTTTATTCATCATTCGGATCACGCTGGAGTCGAGAAAACTGGTATCAGGATTATGAAATATCAAGACAACAAGAACTTGAATTGAAGTCAGAAAAAGATGAAGAGTTAAATAAAAAGTTTGACGAGTACACTCAGCACTAATCATGAAAAAGATTGTACTTGACATAGAAACGGACGATCTAAACGCTACCGTGATTCACGTCGCCGTTTGTAAAGAAGTAGGCGCGAACTCACATGTCGTGTTTGGTGGACCGAATGGCAAACCCATTAGTATGCTTGTCCCTTATCTTCAGAGTGCAGATAAGATCATCATGCATAACGGAATGTCATTCGATCTACCAACCGTCAATCGATTGTTAGGATCAAATGTCTCTTACGGTAAGGTAGTCGATACGCTTCTGCTATCGCAGCTACACAATCCTATCATCGATAAGGGACACTCTCTCGCTGAATGGGGAGAGCGTTTTGGTTTAGCTAAGATCGACTTTCACGATTGGTCAGGCTATTCCGAAAGTATGGAAACTTATTGTAAACGAGATGTAGATATCACTGAAAAACTCTACACTCACTTTGCAAATCATGCCTCAGACTTTTCTAAACGTAGCGTCGATCTGGAACACGCTGTTCGAAGAGCTATAAACATTCAGGAAGATAATGGATTTTATATAGATACAAAAGCAGCAAATCTTCTTCTGTGTGAACTGAGTGATGAGTCGTTCAAAATTGAAAAAGAAATGCAAGAAACTTTTGAGCCTACAATTTTACCGCGTAAAAGAATACCGGATAAAATTGTTCCGTTTAATCCTCAAAGCCGACAGCAAATAGCTGACCGACTGATGAAACGTGGGTGGCAACCTACTGAATTTACTGAGAAAAGTGGAAACCCTGTCGTAAACGAAAAGACTTTGAGAGAGTGTGAACTTCCTGAAGCGAAGCAGCTAGTTCGTTATATGCTTTTGAAAAAGAGAGAAGCTCAGATCAACTCTTGGTTAAAGGTAGTCAGTCCTGAAACCAATCGTGTTCACGGTAGAGTGATAACTATTGGTGCAGTTACAAATCGAATGACTCACAACAGTCCTAACATGGCTCAAGTTCCAGCAGTCTACTCTCCCTACGGAACTGAATGCAGAAGTTGCTGGACAGTAGAAGACAAAGAAAATTATAGATTGGTTGGTGCTGACAGTTCTGGTTTAGAACTTCGATGCCTAGCTCACTACATTAAAGACGCTGACTATACTCGTGAAATACTGGAAGGGGACATTCATACAGCCAATCAGAAGATGGCTGGTTTACCTACTAGGGACAATGCCAAGACCTTTATCTACGCCTTCTTATATGGCGCTGGAGCGGCAAAGATAGGAAGCATTGTCGGTAAAGATTTTGAAGAAGGACAGAAACTGATTGGTAGCTTTCTCGAAAAGATGCCCAAGCTTTCGAAGTGGCGAAACGAAGTAATGGAAGAAGCTGAAGGGTCCAGTAAAGTGAAAGCTCTGGACGGAAGATATCTTCATGTTCGTAGCTCTCACTCTTCAGTTAACACTCTTCTTCAGGGAGCGGGTGCTATCATTTGTAAAGATTGGTTGACGCAGATAATGTCATTGGTTAAGGTCAAAGGACTCGACGCTAAACCTGTAGCAAATGTTCATGATGAAGTTCAGTTTGAGGTTCATCTAAAAGATGCAGAAGAGTTTTCAAAACTTACTCATCAGGCTACGAAACAAACAGAAGAAAGTCTTTCAGTAAACTGTCCTCTAGATAGCGAAGCAAAGATTGGTTTTAACTGGGCTGAGACACACTAATGATAGAGATTGAAATAACAGATGAGATGCGAAAGTCTGCATTCGATAAGTCGATGGAGATGGGCCAGCTTCGTAACTCTATTACACAGGGAAAGCATAACGAGTATGGTTTTCTTGGTGAAGCAATGGTGGCTAAGTATCTCGACTGCGATACCAATAACACCTACGAATATGATATAATTTTACAGGATGGTACGCGGCTAGAAGTTAAGACTAAACCGACACCGCACAAACCCCCTGATTGGTATGAAGTAAACCTATCCGCTCTCAACCCTAATCAACAGTGCGACTACTATGTATTCTGTCGTATCATGAAAGACAAAAGTAAGGGTTGGATTGTTGGTTACGATAGTCGAGAAGATTATCTGAAGACAGCCAAGTTTTATAAGAAGGGCGAAAAGTTTTCAAGAAGTGAATATATAGTCAGATCGGATTGCTACATTAAAGAGATAAAAAATTTGCAGCACCCGAAAAAACTTCTTGACATCGATTCACGAGCCAAGTATCGTGCTCATGAAGTCGAGTAGTAAGAGTAGTACCGAAACTAAACGAACCTAACTGAAACTCATAGAAGGAACTTAAAACAATGGCAGTGATCTCTGGAAAAGCTTTCTGGGCAAAAGTCTATCAGCCCCAAGCATCCAAGTTCAACCCTGATGATTATCGTTACTCTATTGACGTTGGTCAGCTTGACGAACGTAACATCAAGATTGCTAAAGAACTTGGCATGGATGTTAAGACCGATGAAGTCATCGATGGTAAAGCCTATTCAGGTCAGCGTGGAAGCTACGTTACAATTCGTAACTACGCTAAGAGTCAGGATGGCTCAGATAATCCACGCCCCCGTGTCGTAGACGCTCAGACAAACCCGATGACCAAGCTTATTGGTAACGGGTCTGATGTAAACGTTCTGTTTGACGTATCCCCTTACAAGGGTGGTCCCCGTGCAGGACAGAATGGTTTCTATCTAAAAGGTGTTCAGGTAGTTAACCTTATAGAGTATGAAGGTGCAGGTGACAGTGGCGCTTCTTTCTCCGCTGTTGACGGAGGTTACGTCGAAGAAGCCGCTCCTTTTTAAGTAGTACATACCGGACGGGGTGAGGGTTTTTCTTTCTCCTTACCTCACTCCGTCCATTAGAGGGAAGCCACTATGACCGCCAGCTTTGATACACTAGAAGATGATCTCAAAACCCTTTGGGATAAGGGCGTAGAACCTTCTGAAAAAGATTTGGAAGAGTTCGCTGAGAACATCAAAGAAGCTGTTGTGGCTTCCCTCACCCGCTCTAAGACAGAAGTAGATGTGAAGAGAGAAGTTCTTCGAATGTCTGCTATAGGCAAGCCTATGCGTCAGCTATGGTACGCTTCTAGAGAAGATGCTAAAGCAGAGAACTTTTCTTACTCTACTCTTCTCAAGTTTCTTTACGGCTCTATCATTGAAGAGCTTCTTGTCTTACTCGTAAAGACTGCTGGTCACTCTGTCACTGGTCAGCAGGATGAGCATGATATTGATGGCGTCAAAGGCCACTCAGACGGGCGCATTGACGGAGTTCTTGTTGACTTTAAGTCAGCTTCAGGCCGCTCTCTTCTCAAGTTTAAAAATAGAAATCTTTTCTTTGACGATCCCTTTGGTTACATCGCACAGATAAGTGCTTATGCTGAAAAAGAAAAAGATGATCGTGCAGCCTTTGTCGTTATGGATAAACAGGCTGGAGAGTTAGTTACGATGGAGCTTAGTCGATCAGAAATGATCGATCCGATAAAGAGAATATCTGATCTCAAAGAAGCACTATCTAAGGACACGCCTCCTGATCTTTGCTATTGGGATGAAGAAGATGGAAAGTCTGGTAATAGAAAGCTGGCAGTTGGGTGCTCATACTGTAACTTTAAAAGTAAGTGTTGGCCTAATCTCAGAGGTTTTAAGTATTCAAATGGTGTTAGGTTTCTGACTGTCGTAGAACGAGAACCAAATGTCGAAGAAGTATTTGTCGAACAATAATCGTTATGGAAATAGAAAAGGAAAGTTCAGGTCAAACTTTGAGAGAACTGTAGCGGAAGACTTGGAAAAGAGAAGTGTAGAGTATGAGTTTGAACCCTACACTATTCCGTACATAGTACCTGCAAAAAACAGAACTTATCTTCCAGATTTTATTTTACCTAATGGTGTCTTAGTAGAGTGTAAGGGTTGGTTTAACTTAGCCGACAGACAAAAAATGTTATACGTTCGTGATTGTAATCCTGACTTAGACATTCGAATGCTTCTCATGTCACCGAAAGCAAGAATATCTAAGAAGAGTAAAACGACAGTAGCTGAATGGTGTGACAAGAATGGATTTATCTGGGCCGAGAAAGTGGTGCCGAAAGAATGGTTGAGAAGGAAAAGGAAACAAAAGAAGAGTTCTTCGTAAGTGTATCATCGCTTGACGAAGAGGGATTTGATTTTTCTTGGGCTGATCTAGGTTCAGATTATTCAAACATCGAAACAGATGAAACAAAAGATTCTTCATCTAGTCCCGAAAGAATGATGTTTATTGCAGTCTTTATTCAAAGTTTGCTAGACGCTACTAAAGAAAAGTATGAAGGAGAACCTACTGAATCCGTTAACAATCGAAGAGCGGCGCACAAGTGGTTTAGTGTACCTTCTTGCGTCACCGCTTCTACCTTTGAACCTATCTGTGAACTAGCGGGTATCGATCCAGACTACGCAAGAAGGTATTATAAAAAAGTTGTTGACGGTGAGATTGAGTTTCCATATCGTAGAATTAACGTTTTGATTAACGCTTCAAAGGATTAAGAAATGAAGTACGAAGATTGGAAAGATTGGAAAAAGTTAAGTCATGAAGAAAGCGAAGAGGATTCAATTCTTTATATGACAAAAGCTATTAAACATGATGAAGTTTCAAGACCAGCGCACTACAATCGTAGTGGTATTGAAGCTATTAAAGCCATCGAAGCTAGCATGTCAGAAGTAGAGTTTCTTGGCTATCTCAAAGGAAACATTCTCAAATATCTTTGGAGATATGGTTACAAAGATAATCCAAAGAAAGACATAGCTAAAGCTCGCTGGTATCTTGATCTTCTTTACGATCAGATTGTAGACTTGGATCAAGAAGAACTGTCTAACAAGTTGAAAAACTTGTAGAAACTTTTTTTCTTGTCACAGCGCAGCGGCGCTGATAGTATGGTTATTCATCTCTAATCAAAGGAGTTTAGTTGTGCAGTATGTAATTCAACCCAATCCCAAACATGATTATCTTTCTTCTCGTAGTGCTTCTAATCAGCTTGTGAGCAACATAGAAGAGTATTGGTCAAAAAAGGGATATACTAATGTTCGTGCTTGGGTTGAGAAGCAAGACTACGGTCGTAAACATATCTATGTAGTGCGTTCTAATCTCTCTCTAAAACCTACTACCTAACTAAAACTACACATAAAGGAGAACTGACATGGCTACGTTTCGTAGCAATGAGAACCCCATGTTTCGCTCAAAATTCAGCGAAGATATCTTCAAACATAAGTATGCTCATCACGGTTGTGAGACTTGGGACGCGCTGTCGTCAACTCTTGTTGATGACGTGTGTCAGGATTATCTGTCCAAAGATGATAAAGATGAATTGAAACGAATGATCACCGACCTGAAGTTTATTCCCGGTGGTCGTTATCTTTATTATGCTGGACGTGATAATAAGTTCTTTAACAACTGTTATCTTCTACGTGCAGAGGAAGACACCAGAGAAGATTGGGCTAACATCTCTTGGAAGTCTGAGTCGTGCCTCATGACAGGCGGTGGTATCGGTATCGACTACTCTGTCTATCGTGAAGAAGGCCGTATTCTAAACGGTACAGGTGGACTAGCGTCTGGTCCTATTCCAAAGATGCAGATGATCAATGAGATTGGTCGAAGAGTTATGCAGGGTGGAAGTCGTAGGTCTGCTATCTATGCTAGCTTAAACTGGAAGCATCCTGATGTAGATAAGTTTCTTACCAGCAAGAACTGGTACGACATGCCCGTAGGAGATACAGGCTTTAGCATTGGTCAGGTTAAAGAGCAGGACTTCAACTTTACTGCTCCTCTTGATATGACAAATGTTAGTGTCAACTATGATACTGAATGGCTTCTTAATTATTGGAAGACGGGTGATGTTGGGGATACTTTTAAGCAGAATGTTAGACAAGCCTTATCTACTGCAGAGCCGGGGTTCTCGTTCAATTTCTTCGAGAAGGAAAATGAGACGTTACGCAATGCTTGTACGGAAGTTACATCTGAAGATGATAGTGACGTGTGCAATCTTGGTTCTATTAATATGGGACGTATTGATGACCTGAAAGATTTCGCTGACTGCGTAGAGCTTGCTACTAAGTTTCTGCTATGTGGTACTCTCAGGGCCAAACTTCCTTACGATAAGGTATATGAAACCAGAGAGAAGAACCGTAGGCTTGGCCTTGGTCTTATGGGTATGCACGAGTGGCTAATCAAGGGAGGAGAAAAGTATGAGGTTACGGATGGACTTCACAAGTGGCTATCAGTATACAAAGGAGTTAGCGATCACGTTAGCTCCAGCTTTGCTGATACTCTTGGCTGTAGTCGTCCTGTCGCTAATCGTGCCATTGCTCCTACCGGCTCAATAGGTATTCTTGCAGGAACATCTACAGGCGTTGAGCCTATCTTTGCCGTAGCTTACAAGCGCAGGTATCTGAAGGGTGGCAATCGCTGGCACTATCAGTATGTGGTGGACAGTGCAGCACAGGAGATCATCGATCTTTATGGTGTTGCTCCTGATAAGATTGAGTCCGCTCTTGATCTAGCAGAAGACTATAAGCGTCGTATGAAGTTCCAAGCTGACGTTCAAGATTATGTTGATATGTCTATCAGCAGTACTATTAATCTTCCTAAGTGGGGAACTAAACTTAATAATGAAGATACCGTCGATACTTTTTCTGAAACTCTTGCTTCTTATGCTCACCGCTTACGTGGCTTCACGGTATATCCAGACGGTTGTAGGGGTGGGCAACCATTGACATCCGTTTCTTACTCTGAGGCCGTAGATAAGTTGGGTGAAGAGTTCGAAGAGAGTGTCGAGACGCATGACATATGCGACATCACTGGACACGGCGGAAGCTGCGGAGTATAATAAATTATGGCATTAATTAGCTTAACTCAGGAAACAGCATGGGTTATTGACGACGATCCTGTTCGTCCTGAGTTAAGCTATGCCTTTCGAACATCAGAGGACAGACACGGTTATGTTCTTCTGAATGATTTTACTGGAAACGTTGAAGCAGTTTGCTGCACTGCAATATGCTCTTCAGTTCCGATAACAGTCGAAGAACTATCTAACTTTTCTACCAAAGAAAACACAAGAAAGATCGCTGTCTTTTATACGTTATGGTCTTATGCGCGTGGAGCAGGTAGGCAAATACTCTTTGATATTTACCACGATATTAAAAAACACAGACCTTCAGTAGAGCGTTTTGTAACTCTCAGCCCCAAGACAGATATGGCAGAAAAGTTTCACACATCGAATGGTGCCGTTATTCTTAGTCGTAATAAGGAGAGCGATAACTATGAGTACGTCGAAAGAAAATGGCTCTTCTCTCGAAAAGAGAAAATGCACTAAGATTTGTAAGTTAGACTCAGAAAAAGTTTATTGTGTTGGCTGTAACCGAACACTAGAAGAAATAAGAAATGCATATTCAAGAAGTTTGGAAAAGTGAGAGTGCTCTGTCGGACGAGTTTTGTGATGACCTTGTTCGACTTGGTAAAGAAACAAATCATGAATATGGTTTTATAGATAAAGACACTGTAAACACAACTGTCAGAAATAGCAGAGTAGCTTGGATAAATAATCCAGAACTTACTGAAGTATTTTACAAGTGTATTATTCTTGCTAATCAAGAAGCTGGTTGGAATTTTGACATACACTCAGTAGAAGTTATGCAGTTCTCTACGTACTATGAAACTGGTCACTACGGCTGGCACATGGATATAGAGAACTCATTTGATCCTGCCAAAGTTAGAAAGCTTTCTCTAGTCGTCTCTTTAAATGATGATTACGAAGGGGGTGAGTTTCAGTTTAGCTGGGGTAAACCTTCTAAGTCTTATCACAAACGTGTTATTGATTGCCCTGAATTAAAAAAGAAGGGAAGCATTGTTGTCTTCCCCTCTTTTCTTTGGCATCGTGTGAAGCCTGTTCTATATAATGAAAAGCATTCTATTGCTCTGTGGGCTTATGGTCCTGCTTTTCGGTAATATCATATAGCTGCATTTCTAACTTTACAATCTCTTCATCAAGAGCGTCACGTTGAAATTTTATAGTTTCTAGCTTTTGCTCTAACGCTGCTTCTTTATACTTATTCATAACCTTCTCTGAAACTTTATAAGTATTCTCATACTTTTTCATGAGGGCTTCAGGGTAAGACGGATAGTCGTAAGGCAGTGTATTGGAAAAATACTTGATATACATATCAACCTCTTTATTTAGCATTGATTAATACGAACCTTTTTATAAGCGTTCGCTTCTAAATACATGGA